TTGACGAAACCCACAAACTTCCATGTTTGCGGCAATCGTTTCGGCAACAAAAGTTCCTTTGTCCACCAAAGTGACAGTTGTTGATGCCACTGCCGAGACAACAGCCAACCCGTTATTACCGGCATTGGCAAACCCAGAAAGGTAAACCAAGTCCCCCGGTTTAAATTCGGTACCTTGACTTGAGCCAACAGTCACCACTCCAACATTGGTAATGCTTGCAATCACAGGAACGATGGTTGCCGGTCCTGTTCCTCGCAACGGATTGGTCGAGACTTTCTCACGGGCGGCAGCAAAGAAAAAACCTTGCATCAACCGCGTCAATCCATTTTGTGTGATGTCCTGATTAAATCCACCATTGGCATCAAGATCGGTCGTTACGCCTTTGCGACGTTGACGATCTTTCGAGATCGGATTACGTGCGACGTTGGTGATCTCACCACCGAAATCGCCGTAACTGTTTGGTTCCAGTTCTCGCCAAATTGCGACACCCGTTCCCAACGCGCCCAGTTCAAAGGTTCGCAAATCAGCATCAGCAAAACCAGTCAGGTTATCGAAATTGATCGTAAATACTTCACCTTCAATTGCATTAGGAAGGGCAAGCACAACAACGATTTCCGCGTCTGTGGGTAATGCAATAGGAGAAGAATCCCAAACGGCAATTGCACCGGCAGTATCGCTTGATTCCAACGCTTCCGTGTCAGCATAACTGTTGATGTAAATACCAACATCAGTTCCGTTCAAGTCCGAATCAACCCGGCAATAACAGGTCTGTTGACCGGTAAGCATGTTGGCCGTGATTGTCAGTTGCTTGGTAACATCGTCCCAAGCAAAACTGATTGCATCAACAGAAGATGTGGTGGTAGCAGCAGTAAACGCTCCCAATACAGGTGATCCTGCGGCAGAACCACTTGGCAACACTCCCAATGTAACTTCCTCGGCGTAAGCCAAACCAGTAAGATTGGAATCAATCTTGTTTCCTTCGTTCGACATGATAAATCCTTCTAATTAGTAATGATTTCGTCGTATGTCCATCTGGCAGTTACATTAGTCCTGAACCAGTCTTCTTCTGGTGTCAACTCGTTTTTCATTGAGTTGCGAAACCAAACGGCACCATCAGCTACGGGCTGAATGAATGCTTTCCTTGCAACTTCCGCAAGTTCGCGGTCATCGCCCGATTTTAATGTGGCCTTTGAAAAAAATAATTGAACAAAAACCAAACCATTGGATTCATATCTTTTACCAAATCCCAGGTCTTTGTCTTCTCCCCGCAAACTACTTTGAGCCTCATCAACAGTTTCAATAGTAAGTCTTACCCAATGCTTGTTGGTTGGCGGCGCATCAGGACTCTCAATATTCTGCCATCTTATCTCAGGAATGTACCCACAGATTGCCGTCGTGTTGGCCTTCCAAGCGACATTAAATGCCGTGAAGATCGCATCGACTGCTTCTGGATAGGTCGTAGGCATTATCTGCCAAATTCCATGAAATAAATTATTGTTTGGTTGTCTGGCCGGAGTGGATCAATCGCTCGAACAATTAACTCGTCATAGTTCCCAGGATCATGTTCTTTTGGTCTTCGAACAACATCGTTGAGCAAAGGATCGAACGCATCATAATGGTACATCCATCCGTTAACTTGACCTTGCGCAACTTCAGTCTTTCTTAAATATTTATAAAGTTGTCGATCTTCCAGATCATCGGGTAAAAAGACTATCCTCACATCGTGTTCAACTTCGACTGGAGGAAGAATATCCCAAGGCTTATTTACGTCAGGAACGGTTGGAGTACCTTTCTTCACCCAAATCGCATTTGGACCGTCAGGGGTCCAGTAGTCAATCTCCTCAATGGCATCGGCTAAAAATTCATCGTAAATCGTCATACCCGCATTGCACTCAAAAAAGATCCCTGTTTGAACAATGGTTCAAGGAGAGACATCACGCTCGCAATTGGAACCGGTTTCTGCGGATTGATTTTTGTGACAATGTTTTCTTTTAACGGATTGTGAAACTCTCGAACCAATGGGCCGACTGCACGTTTTTTGATTGGCCCGGTTATCGTTGTTTCGTCAATTGCATCGGGGAAAAGTTTAACTCCAGCTTCTTGCTCAATTACAAGCTGGGCTTGCGCCTTTTTCAGAACTTCGGGAATAACATCATCACCAAGAACAACGGTTGAATCAAAAACGACATCGGTTCGCGGCCATTGCAATTCTTGATTGAGAGGGTCAGTCTTTTCCCCCTGATAGCGTTTGCGGAATGCTTCGAGATAATCCGTTGCCTTGATAATCTGAGCCTTTTGAATTTCCGCGTCAGCGTTAATCGTTAAGCCTCGATCTTCCGCATACGTGGCGAGATACGTTTCATCAATGTAGCAATTTGCACTTGCTACAATAGATCCATCTTCGACGGTTAACGTAATTGCCATTTCAAAACCTGAATAAAATGACCTTGCTGCGAGCTTCCTGCTAGTCCGTCACGCAGCAAGGATTTCCCCGAAGGAAATATTAAAAACAAACCGCTTATTTCATCGGTCTGAAATTCGCCATGTGTATCGCAATTTGCGCATCAATGTCGCCGCGAAGGGCATTCTCTTTCAAGAATCGTTTTTCCCTTGACGCTTGAACGGCATTGAAGTCGTTATCAGCATTAGGGTCTACTCGAATAACCTTGCCTTTGGTTGCCTCTTTCGGGAACAAATCAGTCCCAACATGAGGTTCCCCTTGAACTACCGCAGGTTCCGATGCTTCCTCCACTGGAGGGAAACCAGTGACAGGTTTGTTTTCGTCGCTCATCAAAAAGATCCGAAATAAATTACGGGATGGGAAATAAGCCAATCAAAAAATTGACTTAACCGTTGGTCACCAGGAATGCGATGGGGACGTTCTTGCGACTGTGGGTACGAGTCCAGTTGGATTCGTCCTGCAAATCGGCCAGACTTTGCGATCCTGCATTGGCAGTCGCAACAGCGTTTTCGTTCGTCCATCCCAAAGGATGAATCAACCAAGTCTTTCGTTCCCAGATTTGTTCTTCACCACCACCTTGACCGGTTTGTGGATCTCGCCAAACCTCAACCGGTACGGTCGGATCAGCTTCGCCATAACCAAACATCGCTTCGCCGTACATTACGGAAATGTAACGAAAACCACTTGTACTTCCTGCAATCTTTGGGCATGAGTCATCAATGATAACTCGTTTGCCAAGATATGTCGGAATCAACATGGTGCCTTGCGAATCGCGAATGAAATCAATGTCGTCTGAATCAACCATTCGCTGGTAAACAACGCTGTGAACCAGGATCGCGCGGATCATGTCAACGTGATCACCCATCGTGAATGCGGCTTGCGTGAACGCTGTCCGACTGAACAAGTTCGCGGCAAGCGCGTTATCTCCATCTTCAATGGAAATATCCAAGACCATATCTCCGGCGACACCGGCAACCGCTGCATTGGCATCGAAGTTTCCAGCGACGTTCGCATTGAACAAACCAATTGTGCAATTGATGATTCGTCGTTGCCAGTTCCGAGTCCAATACGCGCTGAATCGGTTGCGAATAAATTGCATGGCATCAACGCCGGTTTGCAATTCACGAGAAAGATCCTTCGAAGAATAACCTTTGTTGAGATGCGCTTTTTTCGCCGTCGCATCGTCTTGTCGGGTTTTTCCTGGGGTCGCTCGGTCGTCAGAATCGTCGCTATAATTTGGTTCAACAGCAGGATCAAGATCCCGCCAAAAAATCATTTCTGCGGTTCGACCATCTGCGGCAGCCAGTTGATTGAAATAATCACCACCGACAACTACGCCGGATTCCCAAAACGCAGTGATCTCAGGATGAATTTCCGGTTCGAGATCACGATAGACAGTGATATCGACAATATCACTCAAAAGAACAGATGCCATAATGGATATCCTTACCAGATAGAAAACTTGAATTTTAAATTGGTTTAGCACCCAGAGGCATTGCCCCTACTCGGCGCTTCTCCGCATCACGTTCAGCCACAAGTTTCTGATAAGTAGCCTCGTCACTTTTGCGCAGTTCGCTCAGTTCGGCAGGATTAAAGTCAGAATACTTTTTCCCTTCCGTTGTCACCGACGAAGGATGGGAACCTGGAGTACCACTGCCAGAGGCTTTTGATTGCACAATTATGGGTGCGTTTCGTGGGTCTGTCAACAATTCTTTTTTCAAACTATCAACGGTTCCACCCAACGCAACATTCCCTAAAGTATCTTTGACTTGTATTTTTGGGATGCCATTTTCCATTGTCGCAATCAACCGGTCACGAACGATGGGTGCCATGAAATGAGCTTTATCGCCGGATAATTCCGATGCGATTTGAGTTGCTGTTGAGAGCAACGTGTTCTGGAGAATGGATTCATCCCGTTGCCGCAATTCAGCTTCGTGATCCTGCCGAATTTTTTCCAATTGGGCATCTACCTGTTGCCGGTAAGCATCAAAATCACCACTCTTTTTAGCCTTTGCCGCTTCTGCCTCGGCAATCGCTTTAGCCTTTTCATCTTCAATCGCCGCCAACTTTGCCTTCAAAGATTTGTTTTCTTCGTTGACATAGTTCTTGGCATTCAAGAGTGCTGCGGGGTCTTGGTCGTCAATGAAATGACCAACCGGAATATCCAGTTCGTAACCTCCCGCGTTTGAAACACGGTAAGCACCTTTGACGTTATCGGGAAGTGTTGCAAATTCTTCGTTCGTCAGCTTCGGGGAAACAGGCATCGTCTTTATCTTTCATTCGTGGGTTTAGTTTCTGCCGGTGCTTTTGGTTTTAAATGTTCCGGCACAAGTGCATCTTTAATTGGTTTATCAGCTTGAACTTGAGTAATGAATTCATCAAACGGTAAAGTTGCCAAACCGCTTCGACGCAACACAACTCGTGCTTCTTCCATGACCAGTAATGGAGTTTCAGATTGAACCAACTCGATCAACCACCGAACTTCCTCAGCAGTCAATCCAGTTAGATCAAAATTATCATTCAGTTTGAATATGATCTCGTCAGAATTTGCACCAACAAAGTTTGCTGCCCACTGGAGGCAGGTCACAAATCCTTTTTGAACATTGACCACAACATCCATCAGAACCGAGTTTTCACTTCCTGAATCAATCTCTGCTTCGGTCGCGGTCTTTTCAACTTTCCGTTCTTCAATCAACTTCGCGCCAAGTTTCCGCGCTTGTTCTTCCTTATGCTTCATCGCTTCAAACGCCAATGTGTTTGGTGACGCTTCAAGCAACTTGGCATCTGCACCAACAGGTAATGGAATCACCGCGCGAGAACCCAGATCCAACCTGCGATTTAGATAGTTGTCTACCCAATCCTCGGTCAATCCAATCGCAACTGGAGTCGGTTGGCCGACCATGAAACACGATTCCTCGTAGTCAGCACTGTTCCTCCAATGACCAAGATTAACAACTGCAAGATCATAAATAGGAGGGTAATCAATCTTAGGATCGTTGTTTTCCGATCCAAGAAACATAAATGGAATTTCCGTTAACGGTTCGCCATTACCACCAAGAATAAAATACTCTTGGTAGATTCCATATTGTTTGGTTGCTCGACCATTGGGATCAATTGACTCCGGTCGCCAGATTGTAACTCGCACTTTACCATCAACAATTCGAATCTCACGATATTGCGAATAGGAACGAGTCTCAAATCCATCTACGTCGTTATCATAGCTTTCACGAAGAACAACCAGATTTAAATTTGACGGCGCACTTTCATCGTCGGAACTACGCCAATTGATAATGTCCCAAGGAGAATAAAAGGTAATTGTTGGATGAACTTGACCGCTTTTGATTTCGGCAAGTGTTGTCGTCTGTCCACCCCGATCTGGATAATCAGTCAACAATCCTCCGCGACCGTAAGGTAAGACATGCCCACAAGCAAGTTTGCAAAGTTGGGTTAGTGTGAGTCCGTTACCGTCAGCATCGAGTAACAATGGTTGAAGCAATTCAGGAAGTTCGATTACCGGTTCACGAAGAAAAATTGCACCAACAAGTCCGCGAACCGTTCTTGTTGTAAAGTTGTAGAAAATGGCTCGTTCGAGATAAGCCGCGTTCCTGGCTGTGTTTTCTGCTGATGCATCAGTTGGATTGATCTTGGGCAAATACTTTGTACCAGCCTCTTGCATACAATGCTGACCAGCCATGATGTCACGAATGAATTCGTAAATCGCAAGCATGTCCGCTAATTCAAGTCGTTGATATTGGACATTAGGCATAATTAACGATTCCAACGTGATTGCAGTTTAGTAACGTATTGATTGTTGCCGCTCAACACTCGATAACGAACGGCATCCCATAAGTGATCTTCAGAGTCCGTATCAACATCATCCAGATTATCTGGATCTCTTGGAAGGATAGGAAGGGTTTCAATGCAACTTGTACAATTGTTCATAAAATAAATTGCTGGCCCTTCTCGTAAGGACGAGGCTTGTAACCGATCCCGCATTAATTGTAAACCATTTTTTCGAGAACCTGCTGATTTATCAGATTTTGTCCAGATGACCCCTTCTTTTGCCATTTTTTGTTCAATTGTTTCAACGTCGCTTTCACGAACATCACGAATTTGATTGTCCGCAGGACCGGATTGGATTCGCTGGTGAATCCATTTTTCAGACTGCAATGCCTTTTCTCGCTCCACGATCCCTAAAGCAATGTCTTTGGCCGACATCTTGAGTCCTGTGTTTGGCTTAATCCCCGATCCGTAATACTCCTGAATTGCAATTAACGATCCTCTGGCTGGAGTCCACTCACGGAACGTCTTGCCATCCCACCACTGCATCATTTCGCCATTTGCCTCTGCCCACCAGATGCAAGCGAAGGGATGAGTTGATCCCCAGTCAAAGGATCTATCCAGCTTCCACCCTGCGGGAATAGGTCGTCGCGAAATTACATGAATGTCTGACTTCCAAAGGTCGTCAATCGCGCCGCCTTCAGACACATCCCATCGGCCTTCGATCCAAGATGCATATTTGTTTGGATCTGCCTCGCAAGATTGAATTAAACCTGCTTTATAAATCGGATCAAGATACGGATTTTCATAAAACGATCCAAAGATGGCAACTTGCGTTCGTTCAACTACCACATCTTTTTGTGCAAATTCATCGTAATACCTAATTTCTTTACGAGCGATGGTTCCCGGTTCCACAACATCAATAAATCGCTTCTTTACCCAGTTGCGACCAGGACCACTACTGTTCGTTGTTGAAAACACTTCCAATGGAATTGGAGGGAGAGGTTTCCCGTCCAACGTAAGGTAATTGCGTTGCCCGCGAACTAATTGGTGGGGAGTATGTAAGTTTGGTTGGAACGACGAACGGTTGACGGACATAAAGAGATCGTAAAGGTCAGGGGTTGACCATTTTGTTAATTCGTTCCATCCAAGATAAGGATACTCGTGACCGTGAAATGAGTTGTAATCTTCTTTTTGTTTAACGTGGCGAAGTAAAAGTTCCTCTCCTGTCGGCCAAACCCATTTGTAATCGCTCGCTGACTTTTTCCATTCAACCCCATCATCAAACTTGTGAAAGAACCGGTTACCTTGCGTGACCAAATCTTCCAAGTGCTTAAACTCGCGATCAAAGATCACCCCTCGCCAATAGGACTCATACCCAAGTCCAACCCTCGCGCGGAACCTCATTAGTTGGCAAAGAGTTTTACCTGGACCGCGAGCGCCGTAGTACAGCGTGTGATGGGCAGGAGTTGTAATCGCAAACTCTTGCGACGTTCCAGGTAAAGGTCGCCATACAACATCATAGTCAACATTAGGATCTACTTGCTGGATCAAGTGTCAGACTCCGTTGTTGTTCCTTTAAGCAATTTTCCCAAACATCTTCACTGGCTTGCTCGATTGCAGGCAAGATCATGATCTTTGGCGAAACGAGCATTTGACGATTGTCAATGTTGACATCTGATTTTTTGATGTAACCCAAAACGTCTGCATACAATCGCATTAACTTTGTAAATGAATCATCGTCGTATGCAGCTTTAGCACGATCCCAAATCTCGCGAGCAAGTTCTGCTTTTGTGGGAAGAAAATGTTCTTCTCCAAATTCTTCCAGCAGTTTGTCTTGGCATTCCTCAACGTAAGGATCAGATTGCCAATGATTGAAAATGAACATTGAGCGACTGACATCGTTGGGATACAACCGACAAGCCACGTCATAAGCATTATTTGGGTTCTTCAGAAGCAGAACCGCAAATTTCTCTTTCTGTTCTTTTTCATTTTCAAAGATCATTTTTCACATGCTCATTGAGCATTATCGCTTCCAACCCTTCGGCACTTTCAGATCGTTGCTGTTTCTGTCACAATTATTATCCTGCTATAAGTAAACCCGTAGCCGACTATGGAGACAATCGACTACGGGGACCGCACTGTTTATTCCGGCCTAGTAAAGACGAACGTCAATGCTTGCGTCGGCAAACTCGGTCGTTCCATCTTCGATGATTTGAGCAAGAACAAACGCATCGTTTTTGGCAAAGGTAAGACTCAAGACTTCGGAATCGTGAGTATCTGCTTTCGTCCATGTACTCTCGACGCATGTCCCTTGAGTAGCGTTGATGATGAGGAACTTTGAGTCCGCAGTAGTCCCACTGGCCGTTTGAGCCTGATAACTGACTTCAAACGAAGTGCAGGGGACGGGAACCCTTGTTCCACTCGCGCCAGTCTTCAATGGATAAACCCAGCCTTGAGTTGCAAGGGGAGCTTGTGTAACCGAGGTCAATGCTGTCAGTTCCATGACCACAAAGAATCCGGTCTGCCCATTCGGTCCATTTGCTGCGGTATTCGCAACCCAGTCCGAGGGAGGGGTGAAGTGGATCAGATGTGTTCCTGCTGTAGCACTCCACCCAACAGAATCGTCTGCTAGTGTTGTGAGCGCAGTCCAAGCAGATCCGTTCCAATACTTGAGTCCCAACGTCGCGGTGCCGGTTCTGGCTTGCGACGTTGTTACCTTCATCTTGCAAAACTTTTCGGTGTACCCAACATACAACCCATCCCCAACCACAGGATAACTTGGAAGCAAGGCAACATCCCCTGCGCCGGCGTCGGTGAAATCGGTCGTGTCATCAACCCATGTTGCATCGCAAGTGATAACCCAACCTTGCCCAACTTGAGGAGCAGTAGTGACGCTTGTGTAAGCGCTAACCCTCGCACGAATCCAATATCCAAGAACACCGTCAATCGTGCATTGGGACCAATCTGTAGGCAACGTGTAAGTCACGCTCGCCCATCCTGTGGCAGACGTGAATCCAGTCGTTCCATCAGTAACACCGGCCAACGCGACCCATGCATCCCCGTCCCAATACTCCCAAGTAATTGTCCAAACACCGTCACCTTGAGTGGTCGTGTTCAGATCAATGCGAGCGAATTGTTCAGTCCCATGCCCGACGTAAAAAGCATCATCTGCGGCAGGAGTTGCAGGAAGCACTTCAACATCGTCTGCGGTTGCTTCACCAAATGGAGTCGTTTCATTAACGTAAACTCCACCGTCATCGGTGTAAGCCAAACCTGCGGTCGCCAAACTTTTCAACAGAACTTTGCTTGGATTAGTCGGTGTGAGTTGGCCGTACAAAACCCCATCAGAGGCAGGACCGGCATTGTTTCCCAAATTACCGGGAACCGAAATTGAAAAATTTTCGGGCATGATTCATCCTTCTTTTAAAATTGAAACTCCTTTACCAATTTTAAGTTTTACCGACGAAAAATTGGAAACAAACGTCGCCTTCCATTCTCTCCAGCGAGCGCACGGTTGTAAACGTCCACCCATTCATCATGGAACGCAGGAGATCCCAATCCGCTGTTCCTCCATTGTATATGCGTATCACGAGCATACCTCCAATAATCATCAAGATTATTGCTTCGCCTACCGAGAATTGCCCCAGTTTGAGAGTAACCCGTTTGGCAGGCATTCGTTTGACAGGTATTCGTCTGCTGATAACTGGCACACGTATTGTAAACAGGTTGTGCGACTACGGTCGTTTGCATCGGAACATAAGTTTGAACAGGAACCTGAACTTCCTGCTCAACGTAAACCGTTGTCGGCACTTTTATTGTCCGAGTCTCGTAAGAAGTCTGCGCGACGCAGGTTGTACAAGTGGATTGAACAACCGGCGCGGCCATTTGGCAACTAACACAATCGTTAGTAACTGTCGCGATGGATTCCGACGTATTGCGAAGCACTCTCGCCGCGCGAGCTTGGCGAAATGCTTGGACAGGACCGACCGAAGGTAGTCCATAAATCACTTTGCTTGTTGCTTGCGGAATTGCGCACATTCCGTTTTCACAAACAGTTGCTTGCACAACAGTATCATGTTCAAGACCAAACATGGGATCTGATGCAAAACTCGTGCTGATCATAATCAGGACAAGTGAAAATAAACCAAAAATCTTCATTGTATTTCCTTAAATTGATTGTTGAAAAAGCGCCGGATTTTTGTGCTATAGTACCGGCAAACTATGTCGGATCAATAATTAGGAGCTATAGTCCGAAAATCGGTCCACCACTACCACTTGCACCGTCCTCAACAACGCCTTCAAATCTTGCTCGCCATGTATTGTGCAACTCTGCCGCTTCCCGGTGATACTCAATCAAGAGATTTCGCAATTCCTTTGCGCTTGGATCGGTTGGATCAACAGGTGGAACTGGATCATCTTCTGCCCAAATTGGAAGTGTAGTAATGTCCGCTTCCTGAACAAAACCCTCAGTAACGACCGGATCATCTTCAACGCCGGAACGGTCTACTCCTTGAAAATCAAAATCAGGGAGTTCAACCAAACCATCACGACGCGGCGCACCTGCCACCGTTTGATTTTTAGCCTGGATGTAAATCGCAGCGCTGGGTTGACCCGCGCCGTGATTGTTCCATTGCCAAGTCAGCAAACCGTAACAAAGGTTATCGTCGTCAGACCAAACTCCAGAACCAGATTGACCACCAATCGCGTCAGGTTCCCAAAACCAGACTTGAGGAGTCAATTCCACCGTCTGGATATCCGATCCGGCAAATGGTTGGCAACGTGGAAACCCTTTCGTGTAGTGACTTCCAACTGGTCGTTTTTTCGACAACTTAACTGGCTCAACTTTGGTGTACGGTTCTAGCGTTTCCAGAATTGCCCAGTCAGTTGAAGTCTTGTTACTGTATGCGGCCATGATGACGCGGGCCTGAATCCGGTCACCTGTTGATTCGACATCAACTTGAACAATGCGACCAATTGACGTTCCTGCAACGTGCGCGTTTGTGAGAATCAGCGCTTTACCGTCACGAATCCCACAAATAGATCCTGAACCGCAGGAGCTTTGATTGAGGATGCGACAAACCGCGCGAACTGATGGTCCGATCATTTAAATCTCCACTGGGGTTGGTTAGAAAAATAGAACTTGATTACACCCCAAACAAATCAATCAATTGAAGAATGAGAGGAATCAACCTTTCGATGAACGCGATCAGGTTTTCCCAATCAATTGCCGCTCGATCAACTTTCCCATTAGTATCAAATGGCACTTCGTCGGACCCTGAAAAGGCCATTTGAATAACTGCAAGATCCTCCGCTTGCTGTTGAAACGCGGGGGATAACATCGCAACTCGCAAGCGGAGGGCGTCTCGCGCAGACATTTCGCCAGAGCGACGAAGTTTGGCAATTCCTTTGATAACTGAAGAATGAAATTCGCTGCGTCCCAAGGTTTGTTGAGGGGGATCTTGAGCAAACATTGTCACAGGGGATGCGACAACGGTCAGACCGCTACGAATTGACGACCAATCGAGAGGTTCAGCATTCGCTGAAGAAGTAAACAGGACAGCAGAAAGCACAAGCGCGGACAAAAGGTTTTTCATATTTCGATCCTTAATAAAACGGGGAAACCTGTCAAAACTCTATCCTAATTTTGATACCCGTCAACAAATCAATAAAAAAGGACCGCTGTTAAACGGT